CATACTGCAGGAACTACAGCGAAGTCCGCAATTGATTGGTGGAATCAAACTCCAGAACAGGTAGGTACTGCCTACGTAGTGGATAAAGATGGAAAGATTTATGAAGTATTCCCCCCTGATAACTGGGGGTATCATATAGGGTCTAAGATAACCCAATACTTCGATAAAGCTTCAATTGGGATTGAAATTGTATCCCGAGGGGGAATTTTTAAGGAAAATGATAAATATGTATGGTATCCTGCATATCCTAATAAGAAACAGAAAGTAATAGTTAATCCCCTTGAAGTATATGCAACCCCGACAGAATGGAGAGAATTTAGCTATTTTGACCAGTATACCGATGCCCAGGTAGTATCAGTGACCTGGTTAGTTGCTAAACTGGTTAAGGATTTCAATATTGATGTTAAGGGATTCACTGGAGATTTCTATCAGTATAATGAGGAAGTATCTACTAAGAAATTACCTGGTATCTGGTCTCATACCACATTCCGTAAGGATAAAATGGATATTTTCCCTCAAGAGAATTTGATTCAGGCTATCGAGGAAACATTGAAGGAATTAGGATTAGCATAACGCGCATACGTACGCATATAGAAAACCTTCTTTAATAGGGAATATATATATATATACTACATATATATATATATTTTCCCTTATATAAATAGAGAGTGATACTTAGCGCGTATACGTGCGTAAAGAACCTTGAATATGGACAACAAAAATAGAATAAAGGAGTATACATCCCTAAGAACTTAACTCAAGTAGAATTTCAACATCTACATAAAGTTTCTCAGGATGTATTTGCATTTTGTCAAGAAGTATCAGTAGTACATCCTATGAGGGGAAGGGTAAAGTTTGAATTATACCCTTATCAGAAATTAGTGTTATGGAATTTCTTACGAGAAAGGTTTAATATAATCCTAAAATTCCGACAAGCAGGAGTTACCGAGTTAATGGCTATGTATTGCCTTTGGTTAGCTCTTTACCATCCCTTAGTAAATATTCTTATTATCTCTATCAAAGACCGAGTAGCTAAGAGGGTTTTGAAGAGAATTAAGTATATGTATAAAAATTTACCTAATCATTTAAAAACTCCAATTATCAATGGGAGACCCGGGGAATTGGGAACAGCAGTTGACATGGAGTTCTCTAATGGTTCTTTAATAACTTCAATCCCTACAACAGAAGATGCTGGTCGTTCAGAAGCCGTCACGTTACTCGTTATTGATGAAGCTGCGATTATACGTTGGGCTAATACTATTTGGGCTTCTCTATTTCCTACTCTTTCTACCGGGGGTTCTGCTATTGTTGCTTCCTGCGTAACGGGAGATACTGAAATAATAGGAAGAGCCGGAAATTTTAGGATTGATACAATTTGTCCTAAAACTTTTGGAAAAAAGGATATATCTAACCTTGGACTCAAAGTACTTTCTCATAAAGGCCAATGGCAATCAGTAATAGGAGCAGTAAATAAGGGTAAACTTGAGACCTGGGAAATTAAAAATAAATTTGGGGATACCTTGAAATGTACTCCCCATCATAAACTATATACTCCTTGGGGATGGAGAACAGTAAAAGAGATTATTAAAAGAGATTTAGATATCATTGTATATAATCCGGGTTTACATAAACTTCGCCCTTATCCCATAACTATACCCCCAGAAAAAGAAGTTATAAAACCCATAGAAGGATTCCCCAATTATTCTATATCTAATTTGGGTAAGATTTATATTTCCAAGAATGGAAATTTAATTGAGAAAGAATCTCGCCCCAGTAATAGACAAGTAGCAAGCGGAGGAAGATATTACTCGACTGCTTTATGGAATAGGGGAAGTAAAAAGAAAAGAGCTTTGCATAATTTAGTCGCCGAGACTTTCCTTGGTACTATCCCCAAAGGGTATGTAGTAGACCATATCAATGGCAATCCCGAAGATAATTATGTAACCAATCTGGAAATAGTAACTATATCTGAGAATGGGCTAAGAGCTACTTTATATTCAAGGGGGTTAAGGTTAGGTTCTCAAATAGGTAAGGGTTTCGCGAATATTAAACTCATTGGAAAAATTAGAAGTTTAACTTTAAAAGGAAAATCTCGAAGTGAGTTAATAACTAAATATAATATTCAGGAGTCCTACATTACCCGGGTATTATCCAATAGCAGGGTTAAGAGTGTTCAAATCTCTAAACTTATCTTAGTAAGGAAATACATAGATACAATTTATGATATCTGTGTAGAAAATGATGAGTCTTATATCACTGGAAATCATTATATTAATCATAACACGCCATTCGGTATGGGGAATTGGTATCATAAAACTTATACGGATGCTTTATCAGGAGGTAATCCATTTTATCCGATGCGTTTACGATGGGATATGCACCCCGAGAGAGATTTAGCTTGGTATAATAACATGGCGCAAGCATTAGGCCCCAGGAGAACAGCTCAGGAAATAGATGGAGACTTTTTATCTTCCGGGTATTCTGTATTTGACCTTGTTGACATAAAAGCAATCGAAGAATCTTTATCTGATTTTATAGTTATTGAATCCCTTATGAATGGGGCTTTACAAATAGTAAAGGAACCCCAACGGGGAATTTCTTTTTATATTGGGGCAGACGTTGCAACGGGAAGGAGTCATGACTACTCTACTTTTTCTATCATGGATAGGGCAGGAGAAGAATATGCTTACTTTAAAGGTAAAATCTCAACAAGTGCATTTGCGGACTTATTGATGAAGTATGGTAAAAAATATAATAACGCTTTAGTAGCCCCAGAGACTAATGATATTGGGGAAGCAGTTACACGTATTATGCAGAGAGAAGGATATCCTAACCTTTATTACTTCACTAAACTTTTAAAAGCAAAAGGCGAACGTAAACCTAAGGAAGAGAAATTCCCAGGTTGGCTTACTACTTCTAAAAATCGAGGTTTGATAATTGATGAACTAGAGGAAGATGTCAGGAATGATACTGTAATAATAAAAGACCCCTTCTTTGTACAAGAGGCTTATACCTTCATTTATGATAATAGTAATAGGCCCGTTGCTTTAGGAAAAGAGAACCGGAATATCAATGACGACGATGATAATGACCAATCCTTTACAGACGATGCCATTATGGCTAAAGCTATTACTAATTTTGTCCGTAAAGGTAGACTAAGCACCGTAGTAGTAGCCCCCCAATAAAACATATCCTATGAAAATACTTGGATTAAACATCCCTATTTATTTTGGTAAACCTAAACGAGTTTTAGAAGTTTCCCCTGATAAGCAAAAAATTGTTTCTGAAATACCTCACGGGAGAAGTAGTATTTTTGGGGTAAGCCCTGATTTTATATCCTCCCTTGAAAATGGTTTAGTATTTGTAACACAACCTTGGGATTCAAGGATAATATCTTTAATACGTAGGTTATCTTGGACTAATCCTGATGTGGGAATTGCTTTAAACGACCTTGTCCAACTTACTAATACAGGGCATAAAATTTATTTTGATAAAACCGTACCCCCCGAACAAGTTGATAAGATGAGAATGCACCTTGAAAATAAAATGAAAACTTGGGGGGATGGTGTTGCAGGAAGTGAAGGGTTGATAAATAAACTAATTGCTCAAATATATATCTCGGGAGCAATTTCAGGAGAATGGGTTCCTGACCCCGATTTACAGGGTATNAATAATTGCATATTAATTAACCCCGAAAATATCACCTGGGCTTATAACCCCACTACGAGTCGCTATGAGCCTTACCAAAAGGTAAGCGACCAGATACTAACTCGGGGTAAATACGTAGATAAAATTAAATTAAACCAAATAACCTACAAATACTTTGGGTTACACGGGGATACTAATGAACCTTATGGAATTCCCCCGTTTCTTACTGCATTAGAAGCTCTAGTAACTCAGAAAGACATGCTTACTAACGTTAGTTATATTGTGAAGCAAATTGGTTTACTAGGGTTCTTNGAGGCACTATTGGAAAAACCTGCACAGCAAGCTAATGAAAGTGAAAACGCATATAAAAGTAGGTTAGAGCAATTACTAACTACCACAAAGAACAATATACAGGATGGGTTNATTGATGGAACTATCGTAGGCTATGATGAGGACCATGAATTTAATTTTCATTCTACCACTAAAAACCTTAATGGCATAGGAGAGATTTTTAATACCAATGAGATTCAGGTTGCAAATGGCTTAAAATATAACCCTACATTTATGGGGGTAAATACTAAAACTGAAGCTGCTTTAACCATTGTATTTACTAAAATGTTAGCCCAGTTAAAAAATATACAACGGTTAATTAAAGCTTTTCTTGAATACGGTTACGTTCTAGAATTGCAATTAGCCGGATATAACTTTAACTATTTAAGGGTAGAATTTAAACC